CATGAAATTATCAGTCTCTCTTCCAATTGCTATTAAATATGGTGGCTCTGTCGGTTTTTTAAATAAACCATAAGCATATTTGAATCCTTGAGTTGTGCACCTAGTTTTTAAATCAGCTAAGGTCATTTTGAATCCTCCTTTATTTTCCTATCTAATAAATCAGCAAATTTGACATTATATTTTTGTTCCACGTCTCTAATATGTGGCTGAGCGTCAACCCATCCTGTTCCATTTCTTTTATGATGTCCAAATTCTAATAAATGAGTTAATTGATAATTTGTTTTATTCCATATAATCTTGGTATATCTGTAATTTCGATTTCTTGTTTTTGCACCTATTTTTATTGTCCAGCCTTTATAATATTTTGTATTTCTTGCTACCCCGCTTCTTGGACTTCTTTGAATAAGCTCTTCTTTAACTTCTTGAGAAATTTTGTCTGTAACTTCTTCAACGTCTTCCTGTATGTCTTCAACATAATTTTCTAAATAATTTATTAAAGTTTTTTCAAGATTTTCAGGTGTAGTTTTTTCAGACATTTTTTACTTTCCTTTCGCAAATTAAAATTAACTCATCTGGTGTTATTTCTTGAGTTCTAATAATTGAATAGGTTTCTCCCATATACAATAGTTCTGGTTCATTATTATAATTTAAAGTACTAATTCTTAACCTTAAACTTGGCTTAAAACCACTCTCATTTGCTGCATAAAATTCATTTGCCTTTATATCTTCAACTTTAATAATTGGAATTTCAACCTCTGTAGGCGTTTCTTTTTCTACACCAATAGTATCTGTTGTGATTTGAATTGATATTAATTTGCAACTAACATCACGCATTAATATCACCTTCCCTGTATTCTGTACTTAAACTTAAGTTGCAACATAAAAGGCTATATGTTTTTTGCGCTAGTTCTTTTTCTTTTATATCTACATTTCCAAAATGAGCTTTTACAAACATCATAATAGAAGCGGTTACAAGGTCATTGTCAGTCTCAACAATAATTCCTTGCCTTTCCATATCCGCTTTCCCTGCGTTTATTAACATTTCAATTTCTCCATCCTTCGCTGTAGACGTAGAAATTATACTTAAACACTCTTTTGCTTTTATTAATAAATCATTTTCTGTTATATCTTCCATATAGCCCTCCTTTTATTAAACCGATGCAGTTTTAGCAACTAATGTAAATGCTTTGTCTGCTACAGCGTTCATTCCTACATATCTTCTACCTAATATTCTTACTAAGTCAGCTGTCATTAATGTAGTATCATCAAATTTTATTTCAATTCCGTCTCCTACAGGATAGTTAGCTAATGTACCATGGTCAAAATCGCCTACAAGCATATATACTTGACCTGCTGTTGCGTTTGAGTAAGCTGGCAATGTGTTATTAAATACTACTCTTGCACCTTCGAATGGATCTATAGCGTAGTTTCCTGCATATTGAATTGCTTTGAAATCAGCATATGTTAATTTATTCATTACTATTGTAATATCTCTTGTTTCATCAGAAAGATGTCCCATTGCTTCAGCTACTAATCCCATAGCTGGTGCACCAGTGATTTTATCAGCTGATACAGTATCATAAACACCTGCGTCGTTTGCTGATAGTGATTGTGGTAATGATTTAATTATTCCTACTAATTCATCAGCGCATTTTTTAGCTATTCTATATGTTAATTCATCATAGATATATCTTAAGAATGCTTCTCCTCTTAAATCTACAACTTCATCTGATAGAGATATCCATTTTTTAATTGATACTGGTGTTAATGTTACAACACCTAAAACTAGGCTCTCTTCACTTACTGCGCTTTGACCTTCTGTATGTACTGTAGCACCATCTGCTGATACTTCAAATTGTACCTTTAAATTTCCTTTTACAGAGATTGTTCTTACTAATCTCATCAATTCTTCTCTTTCCCATGCAGTTTTAACTATGTCATAAACCATATCTGGAACTTCTACTGTTGCACTATTTCCTGTTGCGTATCCTCCTGTTGTTATTAGAGCTCTTAATTCCTTGTCCTCTCCTGTTTTAACATACTCAGCGTATGCATCAATATACTCTTTTGAGTTTCTAAATTCTTTTTCCATTTTTCTTTCTTCCTTTCTTTCCATTTCTTTTAAAGTTTCTAAGCTTCTTTGCTCGATATTTTCAGTGTCTTTTATCAAGCTTCTTTCTTCTTCAGGCGTAATTGTGCCATCTTCTTTAGTTTCTTCTTTTGCATCTTCTGTTTTAGCTTTTTCTTCTTCGTCTGCTTTAATTTCAGCCATTCTTGCTTCAAGTTCTTCTTCTGTTGTTGCAGACTTAATTAATTCTTGCTTTTCTTCTAGTGTCATTTTCTTATCCTCCTTCTAAAAAAATAAACGGTTCTACCACCGCTTCTATAAAACTCTATTTTGTTTCTACCAACAAAAAAGAAATTAGTTCTACCACCAATTTCTTTATCGAGATTATAAACTTAACAAAACTAATGCTTTTTTCTTTTCAAACTCAAGTTTTTTATGAGCTTCTTTTTGTTCTTCATATTTGCGTTTTTCTTCTTCGTATTCTTCTTTGTTTCTTGCATAAATTTCTGTAGATTCATATGCTGGAACGTCTACAACAGATACATCAAATATTTTGTCAAACGCTAATATTCTCCTTGTGTCTGTGTCATAGTCGTACTCTTCTGATTTTACTGTAAATGCAAAACTCATTTTACTTAATACTTTTTCTTTTATTAAAGTAAAAATGTCTTTATTAACAGATGTTTCAGGTAATTTTGCTCTTATTTTTAAACCATGTTCATCGATATTAAATTGTAGACTTCCGCCTCTTGTTCTTGCCATTGGAAGTACGCTATTTTCATGGTTGTACTTCATAACGATGTCTGACATGTCAGCACCTTCAAATGCATTTCTATCTATTACTTCCTTCATATATCCTAAGTCTGTAACACTATCAAATACAGCTGCATATCCTTCTACTGTCATTTCTTCATTATCTAAAGCTCTCATTTCTACAAGTCTAATTTCCTTCATTGCCTTCACCTCCTTGATATTCATTTGCAATACTTGAATCTATATTGTTCAAGCTTTGTATGATTTTTCTGCCTTCTTCTCCTCCAATTGGTGCTAATTCTAAAATTTCTCTTGCTTCATCTTTTGTAATCATTCCATAGCTTGCTACAACTCGAATCATATTAATTTTTTGACTTAATGAAGCATATTGTAGTCTATGTGTTGTAAATATTATTCTATTGCCTTCTTTGATAGCCTGCTCTTTAAATATCGCGTATGTAAATGCTTGTTCTAATTGTATTGACAAAGGCTCAATTACGCCTTCAAAAAATGCGTTCCATTTTTCTGGAGTATAGTCATTTCTAACTATAGCCTCGCTTATTCCGAAATAGTCATATATATTGCTATTAACTCTTTTTAATTGTTCATCATCAAGAGTTATAGGTTTCATATTAATATCTTGAAATGTCGCCTTTGAATCTAGCGCTGCAATTCCTGAGGAATTTCCAAGTCCTAAAAAGTCTTTTACAAATCTATCGCGACTATCTTTTAAGTCTCGTGGTTTTAATTGTGCGTTAGTAAAATTCAATATTCCTTTTAAGCTATTACTCATTTTAATTGCATTTTTTATTCCTTCGGATGATGTGTGTGCTGTTTCTAAATCTGTATTCAATACTTTATTACCATCACCCCAGAAATCATCCTCATTATAGAATCTTCTTAGATGTATTAAATCGTTATATGGTAATGTATATGATTTATTATTAACAAATTTGAATCTTAAAAAAACATTTCCTTTTTTATCTTGATACAATTTATCTTCATAACTTAATATAGGATAGAAACCTTTAATCATTCCGTTAGAATCTTTTTTAATGAATACGAATGCGTTATTGTATGTATATAGTTGAGAAACTATCTTATAAATAAAATCATATGTATTCATAATTTCGTTTGGTCTGTTTTGCAACATAAAATTAATGTCACCTTTTATTGGATGGTTTACATCGTTTTTAATGTGTTTTGGCGTTAATTTCGAAGCATGAGTTGCAATTCTATCTATTGCTGTTCTTGCTACCTTACTATCATATACATTTTTGCCCCACAAACTAAAAAAGGCCTCATATCCATTTAAAACCTTATATGTATTCATTTCTTTTAATGTTTCTTTTTTTCCAAAAATTGTTTCGAATAAACTCCTTCTTTCCATTTCATTCCCCCTGTAAATTTAGATATTCATTCAATTTATCGTAAAGAACACAATAAGCAATTATCAAGCTAACCGCTCCATCTATTCTTGCTCTTTGTCTTTGTCCTTTTACTGGTCTAATATTGTCGTTGTCATCGCGCTTTACTGCTGTATTGCATAAGCACCATTTTAAAATTGGATTATTATTATAATTAACTTTTTTTTCAATTAAATCCGCTTCTAATTGCTTCATAGGATTTGACATTGTTTTTGCTCCTTGCCTTATTTCTAGCATTTCAAATCCATTTTCTTTCATTTCATCTACCCAATAATTTGAGTTCCATGGATCATAACCTATCCACAATGGAGCTATTTCATATTCATTTTTCATATTAATAAACCATTCTGTAACTTTTGAATAATCAACTTTCGCTCCTTCACACACTGTTACAAGTCCGCGTTTCTCCCATTTATCATATGGAATCTTATCATCTTTAATTTTAAATTCTAGTCTTTCAGAAGCTATAAAATATTGCTGTAGTAAATATTTTTTTTGATTTTTAACTATCAATAATGTTGCACATGTTAAGTCTGTTGTACTTGACAAATCAACTCCACCTACTGCATACGTATCATATATCGTGTTAATATCAAATTCTTCTTCATTATTCACTATATCGAATGATAGCCATTTATCTTGCTCATTCTGTCTTATATTAAAATCTTTACATAATAAATTAACTAACTCTGTTGGATTATTTTTTGCTCTGTTTACTTTGTCTCGCAAGTCTTTTATATTTTTAATTGTTCCTAGTCCGAGGATTTGCTTTATACCACTTTTTTTCATCTTGCCACTCATCTGGTGAATCTAGCTCATAAATTATTGGTAGCACTGTTTCGTCTACTGTCTGGCTTAATCCTTCATAACCTGCAATTAAATCTGAAAAATATTCATATTCATTATCAAATACGCTCTCGCGAACTGTTCCCATGGTGGATGTTTCAAGTAACATCGGCTGTTCTCTTGCTGACATTGAATCATACATTACGTCTAACAGGTTTTTATCCTTCCATGCATGTACTTCATCTGCAATTACAAAAT